GCTAGTCGTTAGTGCGGCCATGACCATGAACAGGGCTTTTGATGGGGCTACCCTGCCGACATGGGGCGGCGTAGACATGACGCTGGTGCGAAACTCGGCTAGTGGCAGCGGTGCTGGCGATGTTGAACTATCAACATGGGGTCTCGTCAGTCCCGTAGCAGCAACAGCCGATGTTGTGGTCACTTGGACGAACTCAGGTCAACCGTTCTGGATTTCGGCAGTTAACTACGCTGGAACGGTGACCAGCTCAGTTGGGGCAGCGATTCAGTTCCTAACCGAAGATATTAACAACACCGCGACGGCAACAGGTGTTCATGCAAGCGGTGGTACAGCAGGCAACGGCCTGTACTTTGCTGGTGCGGGTGTTGGTGACGACATGATTCCGGCATCTAATGCGTCCTCCTATATCGAGGTTATAGAGAATAACACTGGCGGCGGCGAGGGCAACGCAAACGACTTAGCGTGTTACATAGCGGATTTAGTAGATAGCGCCCCGTCAGCGATAACCGTGACATGGGGGGTCACAGACGAGAATAATTCTCACCACCTGGAGATAGTAGCCGCGGCCGCTGCAACAGGAAACCCGTGGTATTATTATGCAAATCACTAGGAAAATATAATGTCTGAAATCTGGATGGATGTGAATGTCGCTTTAAGCGAGGTTCCAATCAATAAGATTGCGCTCATTGACGATACGGATTTTAAGACTCGTGAGGAATCGGTTGTTTTCAATCAGGCCGGGCTTGATCTTGTTTGGAATTTTACCACCACTGCAGGGGCGTTCACTCAAACCGCAATAACGCCTACCGACACTGCCGGACTACATGACTGGGTAAATCAGGGCAATGGAATGTATACCATTGAGCATCCTGCCTCTGGTGGAACTGTTGACAATGATACCGAAGGGTTCGGTTGGTACACAGGGTTCGCTACAGGCATATTACCGTGGTCTGGTCCCATCATAGGTTTTAGGGCGGCAGTTATTAATGATGCGTTCATTGATTCAAATACCTTAATTGACAGTGATGATATTGGCCTTTTATACGAATCAACCATAGCAACAGTGACCAGTCAGACTGAATTTATTTGCGATACCGCTATTGTCAGTGACGATGCGTGGAATGATTTAATTTGTACTGTTAAAGATGTCAGTACTGGCGAGCCGGTTAGTCGTCGTGTTACAGATGTTGTGCAATCCACGGATACCATACACATAGATTCTGCGTGCCCATTTACTGTGGTGGCAACCGATGTTATTCGGGTGTTCAGAAACGAACAGGCAACCGGGGCGCTAATTAATTATGATCCACCGACACGAGCAGAGGCCACTGTAGACAAAGATGAAATACTGGTGGATACCGCCAATTTGGTATCGGGGATTATTTTTGGAACAGCTCAGACTGGAACACTATCGACTACACAAATAACCAGTGATCTGACCGGGTTTACAGATGATCAGTTAATTGGTCGTATTATTATATTCACAGCAGGGCCAGTTGACGGTGAGGCCACGGACATAACGAACTATGCATCAGCCAGTGGTTTATTGACGTTTACAGCACTCACGCTGGCTCCTGAGAACGGTAATGCTTTTAAGATAGTTTGATGACGGCAGTAACCCGATTAGGCTTGTACGGCGGTACTCGGTCCTTATACGGTGACTTTAGTACCAAACAAATGCTGGTTACATCAGCAACCATTAGCGGTGACCTTGCACTCACTGAAGCCGATGTGAGTGCTGGCGGCAAGACGCTTGTCATCACGTTGACCAACGACGCTTGGCAGGCCGCAGGCACACCGTTTAACCAAGTCCGGCAGATCATCCTGAATGGCATAACGTCTGCGCAAACTGAGATCACGGGCTGGAATAAGGAGGTTCGAGACAAAGAACCCATTACTTCAGTTATCAGAACATCCAATATGGTTGCCACTATCACATGGACAGCGGCCCCGGGTCATGATGTAACGATAAATGAGGTTATTACTGTTGTTGTGCCGGACGAGGCGCTGGCCAGCAGTACATCGCCCATCACTGCCACGCCAACCATTGGTGTCACGGCAGATGCACCCATATTACTAGCTCATGTCATGAAATTTAGCTCTGTTTCGAGATTGGTCAGGTTTTCCTCGACACAGCGGAGAGTGACATTTTCCAGTGCTAGTCGTACCATTAAGATAACAGACACACCAAATCCACTCGGATTTATACTGACCGAGGATGATGGTATTATATTGCAAGAGGATGATTTGCCAATTGCGCTGGAGTAGCTGGTGAGCAGAACACACAATGAATTGGTCGAAGTTACTGTGACGGCAAAGCCAGAGGACACCACTGGTAAGCCTTTTACGCCGACCACGGCTCGTTATCGAGTCGATGATTGCGAGACCGGCAATGAATTGGTGGACTGGACAGTCATTGTGACACCATCTACGTCGATGCAGATCACTGTACCAGCGATAGCGAATGCGATTATCAATACCACCAGGACCACACCAGAGCCAAAAGTGGTGACGCTAAACACCGACAAGGATCTGTCCAGTCAACATTTTGAGCAATATTTCTACGGCATCAAAAACTTGCAATTTGCGCAGATATCTTAAAATTATGAGGCCGTTGTAATGACTATTGATTTATATAGCCAATGTCTGTAGCAGGAAAACTGGCAAGGCCATTAGCCAGAAATCTAGCACGTGACCTTACGGAGACCCGTGGTGGCAGTGGCGTAGGCGTAGACGACCTACTTATTGATGATATCGGAGATCACTTGTTGATTGACGATACCAACACAGATGTACGAAAAATCGAGGACTAACTGTGGCTGATTCAACTATACCCAATTTAACGGCGGTAACAACGCCAGCAGGAACAGACGAGTTTGGCGTTCGTCAGAGTGGTGATACGCGAGATAAAAAGCAAACAAGGGCGCAAGTTCATGCTTTGGAAAGTGGTGAGCATTTAGTTCTGCCAGCGATAAATGAACCAGCTACGCCAACCTTAGAGTTTGGGGGTGGTTCAGGCCTTGGAATTGTGGCAAGAGCCGCATCTATTTTAGGGTTTGTTACAGATAGTACTAATCAATTTAGAGTAGAAGGTACAGGGCTTACTTCTGAAACTTCCGCAGGTGGTGGCATAAGAAATGAAACAGTATCTGCGACAAATCCAACACTAAACGCTAACCGTGGCGATTTCGATACCGGCATAGGTTCGGCCGCAGCCGACCAACTATCCCTAATCGCGGGCGGTGTGGAAGCCATGCGCTTTTCCGAGGCTACTGGTGTTATTCAGACGGTGGAGTCCGATGTTGGATTAACGGCAGATGTCGGTTCAGCACAAGGAAATGGCGTCATTCTTTCGTCATTTAACGTGTACTCAACGGTCGGAACGGCGGGCGATGCGGCAACATTACCCGCGACGTTTGATGTTGGCACGACCATTCATGTCAAAAATGATGCCGCAACCAATAGTATGGATGTATTCCCAGCTTTAGGTGATGATGCCGGTGCAGGGGCAAATTTAGCAGTTGCTGTTGCTGCGGGTGCATTTGCGGTGTTTTTTGCAACAGCAACAGACACGACTTGGACGAAATTAATGGGCGGGACAGCATAATGGCAACACTAACGATCAATACAACAGCAGAGCATGCAACCAGAGTGGCAGCAGCGTTTGGGCGGTTGCGCGGTCTGCGGAATCCGGATTCAACGTTCAGAGATGCTACAACGGCTGAGGTCAAACAAGAAGTTATCAATTTCTTGACGGCAACGGTTTTGAGCGAAGAACGCGGTGAAGCGGCTGAAACTGCGGCTGCTACGATCATTGAAATAGAACCAACCTAAAAGATTGACCGAATAGAGGATAATCATGGCAGGCACAGGAAACAAGCAAACTCTTGCAGCAGACGGACAGACAGATGTAAAGATATTTGTTGGCCCCGTTTGGCTATCATTGACTGGAGACTTTGGAGGTGGAACGGCAAAGCTACAAGCCAAAGATCCATCTGGCGCATTCGTTGATATAGCTAATGGTTTATTCAATGCAGTAACAGATACAGTCTTTGATTTTCCCATTGGGGCATCGAACGAATTGCAGGTTGATTTAGCTGGGGCAACAGCACCGGCATTGGTAATCTGGATTCAAGGCCAACAACTAGGATCATCATAGGGAGAAGATCATGCCAGGACATACCGAACCAGAGCGCCGTAAACGCAGGAAAAAGGCAAAAAAGACTAAGAAAAGGAAAAGCAGTGCGCCGAGACGGTAATGGTACTCAAGAAAGGAAGTAGTAGGAAAACTGTTTCTGCTAATATCAGGACAGAAATCGCAGCGGGAAAGCCTCGTAAACAGGCTGTAGCTATTGCACTCAGCACAGCCAGAGGTGGCAAAAAGCGCAAGAAGAGGCGTAAACGGAGTAAATAGTGCCAGCAGGACGACCATCAGAGTACGATCCAGACAAGACACCCAAACAGACTAAGAAAGCGTGTCTGATGGGGGCTACGGACAAGGATCTTGCTGATTTCTTTGAAGTTTCTGAGAAAACAATTAACAATTGGAAAAAGCAACATCCTGAATTTCTTCAGTCCATAAGAGAAGGCAAGGAAATAGCTGACTCCAAAGTAGCCAAGAGCCTCTATGAAAGAGCCAATGGCTACTCACATCCTGAAGTACATATCAGCAATTATCAGGGCACGATCACACAGACTGATCTCACCAAGCATTACCCACCTGAAACTACGGCAGCAATCTTCTGGCTCAAGAACAGACAGCCTACCAAGTGGCGAGACAGGAAAGAGGTTACTGGTGCTGATGGTGGTGCAATTGATATGAAGTGGACGGTGGAGGTTGTAGATTCTGATCATGCCGAAGATCCAACTACCGAGTAAGTTCTATCCCGTATTGACTAGTACCAAGCGGTTCATCATCATTATTGGTGGTCGCGGTTCAGCTAAGTCTGAGAGCATGGGTCGTTTTCTATCCATGAAGGTACAGACTGAGGCTGCAGACGTATTATGCGGTCGTGAGTTCCAGTCCTCGATTGATGATTCTGTACATAAACTGCTGAAAGTACTGATTCAGAATACGCTGAAGGTTGAAGGTTTTAATTGCCTTGAGCAGAAGATCGATTGTCTGACCGGTGGTGGCTTTCGTTTTAAGGGCTTTGCCAGAAACTCAAGTGCTGTTAAGTCAGCTCAGGGGTTCAAATACTCCTGGATCGAGGAGGCACAGACACTTAGCAAAGAATCCATCCAGGATTTGACGCCGACCATCCGTGCTGAAGGATCACAACTCTATTTCACGGCTAACCCCAAGTCCTCCGGTGATCCGTTCTCGAAGCGATTTATTGTGCCCTACCTCAAGGACCTTACGAGGGATGGTATATACGAGGACGATCTGCACCTGATCATTGTCATGAACTGGCGAGACAATCCCTGGCATGGTGAGCTGGAGGCAGAGCGTGTCTGGGACAGAAAAAATCTACCGCGTGCTGAATATATGCACATTTGGGAAGGTGCCTTCAATGATCATGTAGAAGACGCTATCATCCCGGCCGAATGGTTTGATGCGGCAATTGATGCCCATGTGAAGCTAGGCTTTGAGCCGAAGGGCGTGAAAGTAATATCACATGATCCCTCGGACAAGGGACCGGATGACAAAGGCCTGTGCTATCGACATGGCTCAGTGATACTGGATGTACAAGACAAGGCAGGTCTGGACGTGAACGAAGGCTGTGATTGGGCACTGGACTATGCCATTGATAAACAGGCTGACGTGTATATCTGGGATTGTGATGGTCTGGGTGTCTCCTTACGAAGACAGACGTTAAAGGCTATTGCCGGTAAGAAGATGCAGCACGTCGAGTTTCGTGGTGGCAAGGGCGTTGATAATCCCAAGCAGACCTATCAAAAGGTCGATAGCCACAGTAATACGCAGGCTAAGAGCAATGAGGAGACATTCAAGAACCGACGCGCACAGTACTACTGGATGCTACGGGACCGCTTTTACAATGCTTACCAGGCAGCGGAAAAGGGTGTGTATATCGATCCGGATGAGATGATCAGCTTATCGTCAGATATCAGCAATATGAGTGCATTGCGAGCCGAAGTATGTAGAATACCGAGAAGACCGAACGGTGCAGGACTAATTCAGATCATGAGTAAAGAGGAAATGGCACGTCAGAAACCACCTATCCCATCACCGAACATGGCAGACTCTCTGATGATGAGTCTTGCTATACCACCGCCAAATAAGGCCAATATGAAACTCCATTTTGCATCTGTTTATGGCAACTGATACTGACGACAAGAACTTCGAAAAGCATGACTCAGTGCTGCAGTTATTGCGTGAGGCACAATCCGTTGAGACAGATGTGCGTGAGATTGTTCGTGAGGTACATGAGTTCTTAGATGAAAAGGACGGACAATGGGACTCACACGCAGCAAAAGCATTCACAGGACGACCACGCTATACCCTGGATAAGTGCAACGACTTAGTTGACGACATTGCCGGTGCTATCGAGCAGTCAGATTTCGACATTCAGATACTACCGGCAGGAGGGGATGCAACCAAAGATTTGGCCAAGACCTATGACGGACTGATCCGGAATATCCAGAATCTATCCGATGCAACTGACACTTACGATTCTGCGACACGGTTTGCAGTGCGTGCAGGACTGGCTGGCTGGCGAGTTAATCAACGCTGGGGCGATAACAACACATTCGATCAGGACTTGTTTATTGATCCAATTGCAGACTTTGTGGACAGGGCATGGTGTGATCCTGGCTCAGTATTACAGACAGGCGAGGATGCCGGTTACTGGTTTGTGCTAACTAGTATGATCACCGCCGATTATAAGAAAGAATTTCCAAATGGTAAGGGCAGATCGGTCAGCATTGGTGATCGTGTTATTCATACTGATCATATGCCGGATACTGTGGTTGTTGGCGAGATTCTATACAAGGAAAAGGTCACGCGACGCATTGTTGAGTTATCTAATGGTGCTGTATACGTCGATAACGAACGGTATCAGAAGATCAAGGACGAACTTGAGAAACAAGGTGCGGTTGAAATACGTGATCGAGAGCGCCTGATGGACGAAGTCAAGACGCGTATCTTCGATGGCGACGACTGGCTCACTGACGTTCAGGATACGGTATTTGAGTTGATTCCGATTGTGCCAATTTATGCCAACTTTTCGGTGCGCCGCAAGGTTCGGAATTATTGGGGCATTGTCACTAAGAAAATGGATGCACAGCGCATCTATAACTATACCGAATCACGCAAAGTTGAGGAGGGAGCATTAGCACCGCTTGATAAGATTGTAGTCACGAAGGAACAAATTGGCGGTGAGAAGGACGCATGGGAGAACCTCAACGTATCGCAAGACCCAGTTATCCCGTATGAACATCAGGATGGTGTGCCGCCGCCATATAAAATCGGCGGTGCCAACATTAATCCCGGTCTTGAGCTTACGTCACAATCCATGCTGCAGAACCTTCAATCGACCGCAGGCATTGACCAGTTGCCCGGACAGCCGTTAGGACTACAATCGGGACTGGCGGTAGAGCTTAAGCAAAACCGAGGCGATACACGCAATTACAAGTACACGCGCTCAAAACAGGTAGCTCTGTGTTATACGGGCAAAATAATGATAAAAGGAGCTATTCCAAAAACATACGATACCAAGCGGCAGGTGCGCATTATCAATGAAGACCAATCGTTTGAAATGGTGATGTTGAATGATGCCATTATCGATGAACAAACTGGTGAACGTGTTGAGGTCATTGATTTATCCAAGGGCGTGTATGACGTTACTTGTGAGGTCTCCAAATCGTTCAAGAACCGTCAGGGCGAGACTGTCAATTCTATGGTAGAGGTCGCGAGCATAGATCCAACTATCATTGAGGAGGGCCGTGATATCCTCTACAAGAATATGAACGCACCGGGATTTGATGTATTGGCCGAGCGTGTACGCCAACGTATGGTACTATCCGGTCAGATACCCGAAGAGCAGATGACGGACGAGGAGAAAGAATTTATAGCAGCACAGCCTGAACCACCACCTGATCCAGTGGCTGTAGCACTTGAGCGGCAGGCAGAGGTGGAGGATGACAGGGTTCAGATTGCGGCCATTGATGCAGCACGCAAAGATAGGGAGTTAGACGCAAAGATTGCCAACGAACAACGTGACGATGATCGTGCTTCGATGAAAGAAGCAATGGATATCATTAAAATGCAAGCAGCAGTCACGAATGAACATGCTGATACGCTGAAGAAAATTCGTGAGGCAATGGGTCTTGAAACGATTTCAGGACCTGGTGGAATAAAAGCATTTATTGATCAGGCGGCTCAGGTACGGGAGTCGCAAGCGGAACAATTGTAGGCTGTTTTAATAGCTGTGTTGTGACAGTGAGGGAAGAAGCGGACGTGCGAACCTTCCGAGGTTGTAAGCGTCAGTATTCGGCCATACACAGATTGTCACTGAAATGCTCGGACTGTGTTGAGCTTAGCAGCATGGCTTTTAAAGCAGCTTATGCGGAACAACTGTAATAGCGGAGTTAAATTGTAATGTCAGATCCTGTGGAAGGTGAAGAGGTAATACCAGGCGAGGAAACGCCACCGGAAGAAAAGCACGATGGTTTTATTGCACTCGACAAGCACCAGAAAGACGTCAATGTTCAGCACAAGAAGTTCAGAGACGAAGAACGTGGTCGAGTCAAAGCCGAGGAACGCACGAATGCGGCAGAGAAGGAACTTGAGGAACTCAAGGCAAAACAAGCGGAGGTAGTTATTCCGCCAGTGCCTGACAGATACTCGGAAACCTTCGATGCTGATATACAAACGCGTGATGCGGCGATCAAACAGCAAGCGGACCTGGATGCAGAACAAACACGATTAACGGAAGATCGCAAGAAAAAAGACGAGGTTCGCCTCACCGAAGAAAGTGCTGCCATGAATGAAAAGGTAGCGGCATTTGATTCGAATATGGTGACGCACGGTCTGAATCCGGCTGAAACAAAGAAAGCGGCAGATACTGTTATCGGTTATGGAATATCCACAACCTTTCAGGATGTACTTCTGGAAGATCCGGATGGCCCGTTGTTGGTGACTTATCTATCGCAAAATCCTGTTGAGTTAGAGGATATGAACAGGATGTCTGTGTTG